GTTCAGCAGGCTGGCGCGGATGTCCGGGCCGATGCCCGGGATGCGGGCGATGTGCCCCCGCAGCTCGGCGATGGACTCCGGGTGCAAGTCGTCGATGGAGATCATGCCGTTCGGGTGCGCCTCGGCAAAGGAGCGGACGAGGGTGGCGCTGGAGCCGAACATGTCGTTCGCGTAGATGCGCGTCTTGGCCAGAGCGGGCGCCTTGGCGGCCACACCCTCCCGGGACACGGTCCCGAGGGCGGGGCCGGTGCGAAAGAGCTTCTGATTCGTCGTTCGCGCGTACGCGCGTGAGGCGGAGTACCTCGTCAGGTTCAGCGCGTCCAGCTCGGCATAGTGGGACAGGGCCGCGTCGTAACGCGCCACCATGTCCTCGTCCGCCTGGAACTTGGCCTTGAGGTCGTCGATGTGGTCCTGGATCAGAGCCTGCGCCCCCGGCTTGAGCCGGGTGCTCAGCCGTGGCAGGGTCTCCAGTTCCAGCTGGCTGACCCGTTCGTCGACGGCGGCCATACGCAGGCCCGCGGCGGCGTTCTCCTCCTGGAGCCGCGCGCGTGCGGAGACGTCGCCCATCGCCGTGCGCAGGAAGAGGCCGACCTCTTCCGGGCTCTTAAGCTGGGCGATGATGCTGCCCGCTCGGGGGCCGAGAGCCGACTTCCTGAACATGCTCAGGTTGTTGATCAGCTGCGGGTTGTCATGGTTGGTCCAGATGAAGTCCAGAGCCTTGCCCATGCGGCTCGAATCCATGAGGGACTCGATGTCCTGGCCCGACCATCCACCCTTAGGGCGGGGCGTGACCACGTACTTCGTACGCGCAGCGCCCGCAGCCTTACCTGCCAGGACCGTGGGGTCCAGCCACCAGCGGGCCGCGAAGTCGGTCGTACCCGAGGCGTATTTGAAGAAGGCGCTGTCGCGTCGCATCTTCTCCACCGCGCGGTTACCGATGACCGGCGCTCCGGCCTCCTTCAGCAGCTGCTGCTGCTCGTCCTCGCTCAAGTCCTTCCAGCCCGGCGGCAGGTACGCCGCCGATGGCGACGCGTACAGCGGCTGGGACTTCAGGATGTCCTCGACCTCGCCATGGTCGGCCCAGAACGCCTGGCCTGGTGAAACGTTGTTGGCCACGTGCCACGCCTTGGCCCAGGCGCTGGCGCTGAAGAGGTCGCCGAAGTTGCCGGACTCGGCATGCGTGCCCTGAAGCAAGAACGTCGACATCGGCTGACTGATGCCGTTGTCGTACAGCCAGGCCATGCCGTGCATGGTCTTCTCCAGCGGCATCGCGCCGGGCTTGAGAACGTAGTTCTCCAGGGCCTGGCCCGTGGAGGACTTGCCCACGTCCTCCTCATCGCCGAGGATCGCGGTCAGGCCCTGGTTGACGTACGTGCCGACGATGGGGACGGCCACTGAGCCGTCCCGGACATTCTTGAGGAAGTCGGTGAAGTCCGACACTCAGACCCCCTCGGAGAAGGAAGCCTCAGAAGGGTAGACGTCGATGGGGGTGGCAGCGGCCTGGAGGCCGAAGGCAAGGTCGTAGCCCACATGGTTGGCATTGGGCCCGTTCAGGGCCATATCCACGGCCAGCGCGGGTGTCTCGCCGAAGAAGGTGACGTAGTTACCGATCTGTGTCCACCAGTTCACGCGAGCCCCTTGAGAGTGCGCACAAGGTTGCGGGCCGCCGCGGACGAGCCGATCTGATTCGCCATGTGCTCGAAGACGGGCAGATACGCCACGAGGCGCCGCATGTCCTGGTCCGGAGCGTTCGGCAAGCCCAGGGCCTCCAGGCCCGGGCCCTCCCCCGAAGCCGCGCCGGCCGTGACCGGCGTGTCCGGCGACTGCGTCGGCGCGTCGAAGCCCACCAGATTCGCCGTGAGATCCTGCTCGGGCTGCGGAGCAGCCACGTCCCCGCCCGGGGACGCCGCGAGCGGCGCCGCCTGCTGCATCTGCTCCAGCGCCTGGCGCTCGCCGTACTTACCCCCCGAGGGGGCGCGCACGGGCTGTCCGGGACCGCCGTCCGTACGGCGCGAGAGAGCGCCCGGCCCGCTGACGGGGGCCGGGTTGCCCGGCTGCCGGTATCCGCCGCGGGCCACGGGCTAGTGCGCCTTGTTCTTGTCGTTGCTGCCGGTCGGCGAGGGCTTGGCGCCCAAGCTGGTGGTGTTCCAGCCCGCGATGCCCGGCGTCTCGACGTTGCCTCCGGTGTCGCCGGAGTTCTCGCCCTGCATCGGCGCTTGCGTGTGAGGCATCTCCATGCCGCCCTTGAGGTGCGCCATGGGCTGGCTGCCGCCCTCGTGGAACGGGTCGCCCGCGAATCCTTCGGACATCCTGATCACTTCCTGTTCTTCGGGTCGCTGTGCACTTCGCAGTACTTGGGCCGGGGGCCCTTCCCGCCATGGCGACGGGAGTTCTGGCAGGACCCGTGCATGCAGCGGTCCTTCGGGTCGCCGTTCAGCTCGGTTGTGCCGCTGGACGGGATCGGTCGGGCTTCCTCGCAGCCCAGCCAGTGGGTGGGCTGGCCGTTCTCGGCCGGACGGCCGCATGTCTGGCACGTCATGCCGGAACGCTCCTCTTCACGGATGCGGAGGCCGTGGGCCGTCCGCTGCTGGTGAGCCCGGCCAGAAGGCTCATGACGTCGGGCTTGCCGCCCGGACCCATCTGAGCCTGGCCCGGGGCGAATCCGCCCGGGGCTCCGGTGGTCGGGTTGACCCCGAAGGGGACTCCCGGGCCCTGACCCTCTTCAGGGCCCGGGAGTCCAGGAGCCCCGCCCGCGGACGTGAGGGGCGCAGGCTGGGGCTCCGGCTGGAAGGCCGTCAGGATCGCCTCATGCATCGGCATCTTCTCGCGGAGGTCGATCAGCTTGGCGGCGTTGGTGAGCAGCATCGTGGGATCCATGCCCTGCTGGGCCATGATCCCGATGGAGGAGAGCAGGGCAAACACGCCTTGCTTCAGGGCGTCGGTGGTCTGCTCCTTGTCCACCTCGGCCTGAAGCGAGGCCACGTCCACGTCCATCGGCAGCTGACGCTGGACAAAGTCCCGCGAGACCAGCTGGTCGCCGCGGAGCTGAAGGAGGAAGATGAGCGCCTGGTTCGGGTTCATGCCGCTGGCGAAGCCGTAGCTCACGCTCACGCGGTAGTTGCCCTTGATGTCCTTCGAGGGCGTGTACGACTCCTCGAAGGGCGTGCCGTTGATGACGCCCGAGATGCTCTTCTTCGAGTCCGGCCAGAACTTCTCGTCCATCTCGAAGGCCAGCTCCAGCGCGCGCTCCAGCGCGTCACCGATGATGAGCTGGCCCGTGGCCACCTGGATGTCGTAGCCGCCGTTCAGGGCGTCCACACCCCGGCCGGTGATGATCGAGGCGTCGATATCACCCGTGGCGCTGGCCGGCGTCCGGGTGCCCTTCATGACCTCCTGGGCCAGGAGGGCGTCCTGCTGCCAGGCCGCCTGTGGCATGTCCGTGCCCACGCGCCGGATCTTCTCCGGCGAGTTCGTACGGATCACAGCGTCGTCCCCGAAGGGAATCTTCTGCACGTCGGTCGGGATCGCGAGCGGCGCCCGTACGGTCTGCTGCGTGGCCTGAAGGCCGAGCATGGCCATGCGGTTGCGGGCCAGCATGGGCCAGATGACGTCGTCGTACTGGCCGCGGTCCTGCTCATCCCAGGAGGGCTTACGGCCCACAGAGACCGGCACCTTGCCGAAGTGGTTCGGCGTCTCCATCAGGACCAGGTTCTTGCGCTCGGGCATGTACAGCACGTACTGGCCCTTGTCGCAGAACTTGACCAGCTCCAACTCGGTGTCCCCCTCGACCTGACGGCCGAAGGGCTGGTCCTCGCCCAGAATGGCGGTCCGGTGCTCTGGGAACTTCGCGGCCAGCCGGCGTGCCCCTTCGCGCCAGACCTTGGAGTACGAACGGACATGCCCAGCCAGGTCGTACTCGACGTACGTCTTCATCGGGCAGTCGATCCGCAGCCGCGGCCTGCCGGCCTCGAAGTCCGGCTCGACCACGATCGGCATGGACCCGTACGTCAGATACCAGTCGCAGCCCGTCGGCATCTGCCGCTTGAGCCCTGAGTCGATGACGTATGAGTAGGCGATCTTCGTCTTCTTGGCGACGAACTTCTTCTGCCGTTCGCTACTCACCACGCCCGGGGCGCAGTTGATCGAGGGTAGCGGCGCCAGGTTCTCGGCCAGCTGTCGAGCGGAGGTGTCCAAGACGTTCGCCGTGATCGGACGCGGCCACGCGTCAGGCATCGAGCCCGGCGCGATGTTCTCGATCTTCTGCGCACGGGCGTCGAAGACGGTCTGGTGCCGCGCATCGCGCTCCTGGGCGTCACGGCGCAGCGCTTCCACCCGACGCGCTATCTGATCGATGTTCGCCATGACCACCTCCTGCGACGGCGAAATGTACGTCCTGTACAGCTACTTCTGCGCGCGGAGCGCCTTCACGGCCGCCTCCAGAGCGGCCACGCGCTGCTCCAGCGTCAGCTTGACTGTGGTGATCACGCCGCCCCACTTCCCGGCCGGAAGGGCCAGGCAGGCGGCAACGTCCCTGCGGAGCTTGACCATGTCGATACCTCTGGGGTCGACCTTCTGGTCCGACCACTCCAGGTGACCGATGATGCTCTTGCCGCCCACCCCCCACTTGTCGCCCTTCGCGCGGTGCGCGCGGATGATGGCGGCCTGGGTCTTGACGATGGCCTTGTACTGGGCCGCAGGCCACAGCTCCTTGCCGTCACCCTTGTTGACGCACTCCCAGCCATAGAAGTGGCTGTTGCCGTCCACGGCGCCGGACGAGCCCTGGTGCTCGTGCGTGGCCGGCGGGCGGTCGCCGTAGTTCTCCTCGGTAACCGCGGCGAGGACGCGCGGATCGCCGCCTCCGGCGTGGTTGGCCCGGCCGTTGCCGATCAGGTAGACGGCGCCCGCCTTACCGATAACGCCCGTGGCCAGCGGCCCCGGCAGGGCGGTGCTGCCCGACCAGCAGTACCCGAGGATCTGCGCCTCGGACACATACGGCCCGGTGTGATGCACCACGGAACCGTTGACGGGGCCCCATGCGCCCCGGGAGTTGCGGTTGTGCGTGCGCCAGCCGGCATGCTCGACGACCTTCACGCCCTCGGCCTTGAGGGCCGCGACGAGCTGGTCCGCGGTCAGGGGAGTTGCCACGTCTCTGCTCCTTCACCAGCGCAGGCTTCCGTCCCACGCTCCGGCGCCCTGCTGCTGCAAGGCGAAGTCGATGTCCACGACCATCTGTCCGGCCGCGTCGCGCTCCGAGGTGAACTCGGAGTTGTTGGTGTGCCAGCCGGAGAAGTCGCTGACCATCAGCTCCCGGCAGCGGATCTCGGCGAACCAGCAGGCCATGACGGTGTCGGTCAGACCCTTGGTCTCCGGGAACCACGAGCACAGCTGCTCAATGAAGGCCCGCACGCCCTCGGACTGCGTCTGCGACGGCAGGCGGATCAGGTTCCGGCTCTCCTGCCAGCCCTCGAAGAGCGGCGCCATGGAGGCGACGCCGAAGTCCGGGTCCCACTTGTTGGAGTTCGTGTGGTGCGGGCTGATCAGGCAGCCGCGGGCGTTGAGGTACGTACGGATGTCGGCGTCCTGGACGATCGACGCCTGATAGGCGTTCTTCTCCACCCGCCACTCGGTGATGCCGTACCGCTCGGTCAGATCCTTGATCTTCTGCCGCATCTCGTGCGGCGGCATGCCGCGCTGGTTGACCACGTCCAGCACCCAGCGCACCCCGGTGCGGCGGTCGAGCCCGACGATGACCATCGCCGTGCATCCTGCGGCGGCCGGGTCGAGCCCGGCCACAACCAGCAGGCCGTCCATCCCGAACCGGCGGTGCTGTGGCTGGCCGTCGCCCATCCGGCCCGGATAGCGGGCCCGGTCGATGCACCCCTGTACGTCGGCCTGCTTGAAGATGGCGTCGTCCGCCACCTGGTCCTGCATGTAGACCATGGACCAGTTCCGCGGCGTCATCTTGCGCCGCTTCCTGGCCAGAGCCTCGCCGTGCCACATGGGCCACAGGCCGTCCTTCGGCCAGCCCTCGGTCTCGGCTTGCTTGCGCGCCTGGATCGTCACGGGCGGCCGGTTGGTGGCCGGCCACAGCGTCTCCCAGTCCTTCGCCTTCTCGGCGAAGTTCAGCACGGCCGGCTGGGTCAGGTACGTCCAGGGCGAGGAGCCCTCGGAGTAGTACTGCGGCTTGAGGATCTCCGAGTACAGGTCGGTCGTCGCCATGCGCGTACCGATCAGCAGCATGCGCCCGCCGACGTCGGCGACGCGGGAGCCTACGATGTTCTGGATCCAGTCGATCTGGGACTCGAACTGCTGGTGGTTCGTGTTGTCCACGCAGTCGTCCATGATGACCAGGTCGGTACGCGTGCCGTAGATCTGGCCGCCGATGCCCACGGCCTCGACCGTGTACTCCTTCTCGCCGGAGTCGGCGCCGGCCACACGGATCTGCGTGTTCGACCAGGTAGAGGCGCCCTCCTGGAAGCCTCCGGGCGGCCCGAAGTGCTGCTGAAGGTCCAGGTACGTCTCAGACTCCGCAAGCCTCTGCTTGATCGAGAAGAGGAACTTCGCGGCCATGGACTGGGTCTTGGAGACCAGCAGGATGCGGATGTTCGGATCCTGCACGATCCGCCACACCACGTAGTTCACGGTGAGCGTGGTCGACTTTGCGTGCTCGGGCGGAGTGTTGACGACGATCTGGTCCTCGTCGCCCCTGACGAAGCGCTGCGCGGGATGCAGGTCCCGCGGCTCGCGGCCCTCCAGCAGGTCGTACCACTGCAAGTGGTGCCGGAACAGGCGCGTCTTCAGGTACCGCTCACAGAACTCCGGGAAGTCCGGCACCTCACGGCGCAGGCCCTCGGCCTTCTCTCGCTGGCTCGTCAGTGCCCGGTCGATCAGGTCCCGGTAGTCCGGGTCGGACTTGCGGTAGTACTCGTGCGTCTTGCGGGTCACGCCTGCCTGGTGGCAGCCCTCAGCGATGGTGTGGCCCATCCGCACGGTGGCCACGATGATCTGCTTCTTGTCCTTCGAGGACGCCTTGGAGATGCGGCGGTCCCTCGGGGAGCCGCCGGCCAGCTTGCCGTCCTTGTTGACCGTCAGGCGGGCCATCCGGCCTCCCGGCGCCACTGGCGCTTCTCCAGGGCTCGCTGCGCCTTCTTGGCGCGCTGCTTGGTGGCGCAATCCGGCCCGGGGGCGGTCCGGCAGTACGGGCACCGCGGGTGGTCGAAGGTGCCCAGCATCCGAGCCATCTCGCGCTCCCCACATCCCGGGGCCCCTGGGGGGCCCGACCGGGGCGGGAGGCTACGGTCTGCTAGCACATTTCTGCTAGCGCTCCTTGAATGCCCATAAGGCCCTCTCGGGGCCCGTCTGGCAGATCACGAGGAGATAACGGCCATGAGAGCGCGATTCCGCGGCACATGCCCGAGCTGTGACACCGAGATCGAGCCCGGCCAGGAG